ATTAACTTTTTCTTCGATTAAAGTGATAAGTATATCACCCATAAAATTTTTAAACGCCTTAGATTTTTCTAATTTAGTTTTCTTTTTTCCCTTAGGAACTTCATTAATTGTAAAGTCAAATTTGACAACTGGTTCATCAACTGTACCTTTGATTTCAACTTTACCATAGGTATATACTACACCATTATAAGGACCTTGTACAACCTTTAATGAATATAATTCACTATCACCTTTTTCGACAAATTGTATATAGCGGTCAACATTTATTTTATTCGCTGCCATCTTCAACCTCCTCTGTTACCATTTCTACTGTTCCAATTTTAAACATTTTTTCAATGTGCTGTGCGAAATCAGTCTTTTCGAAGACTGGTTCCCAAAAAGCCTTTTCTAAAGTTTGCTTAGCACGAACGTTTCCGGATAGCTCTTCACCATTAGCTGGATTTTTTGCTTGGTACCAACCATTTTTGGGCTTAATGACATACCCGCTTTTTAGAGCTACATCAAGTAAACCAGACCATTTCTGAATGCCACCTTCCCAAGAAACTGAAATAGGAATTTTAGATTTTTCTTTAACGAATCGAGACTTTTCAACGTTTACAACAAAGTGATACCCTTTGATTTCAGTGCCATCTTTTTCTTGACGGCGGCCGATGATCCAAACATTATCAGCAGAATACATTACACCAGTTCCGCCTGAAACAACAGCTTTCGGAAACATACCTTGTTCCATATAAGTATGGTTAATAGCAAGCAGGGGGATATCTTTAAGAGTTAATGTTGGTGTGATCATTCTAAACAGACCTTTGAGAGCCTTTGCCCGTGTCATATCAGCGACTGATTTCATGTTCTCAGCATCCTCAACTTCTTTCTTAGAGGCGATATTTCCAACAGAGTCAATTACAACAATGACTTTATCTTTGCGATCGATCTCATTTAATTGGTGTACAATGTCAAACTTCAATTCTTCAATGTTAGTAACAGGAGTGTGAAGCACCCGTGAAGTGTCAATACCAAAAGATTCAAAGTAGGATTGTGGAGATCCAAACTCTGAATCATAAAACATAAGAACTGCATCATCATGCTTTTTTAAATAAGCCGCAGCCATCAAAAGTGCAAATGACGTTTTAAAATGCTTAGATGGACCAGCTAAAACTGTAAGGCCCGAGGCAAGTCCTCCATCGATTGATCCGGAAAGCGCAACGTTAATCATTGGCACCGGTGTTGTTGTCAGTTCTTTTTCAGAAAAAAGTTTTGATTCTGAAAGAATTGCTACTCCTGCGGAGCGTGACGATTTTTTTAATTTATCTAATAGTGACATGGTTTCCTTAATTTGTGATACAATTATATACTAATCGCGGTTGTTTGTACAACCTTAAATAAACGATTCAAGTGTTTGTGGTTTTTCTTTAAATTCATAGGTTTGTTTTTTGTTGTCAAAAACACCAAACTCTGCTTTTTTTGTATTTAACTTTCCATCAAGCCAATCCAAAATTGTTCTTGACATATCTTCCGCGGTTGTAACTGGGACGTTTTGACAAATCATATTAAGATTCTTTTTTCCACCTACAAGCTGAAAATCTGAAGGCATTTTCATAATTGAAAGACACTCTCTTACTGTAAGATATCTATCTTCAATCGGATGAGTAAGACACGTTGGTAAATGACCAACAAAAGCGCCGATATAGTCCTTAGGAATTTCTGTTATTTTACGCATGATGTTGCCACCATTTTCAAGTTTTTCATAAATTTCTTCGCACCGCTTAGCCTGTTTATCATATTTATGCGCAGTCATCCATTTAGCAACTCTGTCATACTTAATTCCGCAGTTTTCAAGATAGTCTAAGGGATTAATACTTCGTTCAATTTTTTCTTGGAATTGAGAGTGAGTAACACCTCCTTCAAGTTCTTCTAAAACAAAACGGTAAAAAGGATTATCAGTTGGTTTATTAGTATTAACAAGAACATTCATTGGATCTTTTTCATCAACATATGCGTTAATAATAGTATCTTCAATTTTTTCGTGCGGCCGTCTGAAAAAAGGAAAGATAGGTATTGAATCTCCCTTCCAAAAAAAGTAAAAAGACCTGTCGCGCGTTTGACTTAAGCCATGAAGTTTAGACTTAGTTTTATATAAAGACAATGTATAACCTTTATCTTTCGCCAGTTTTCTTAATTGGTCAACAATAGGTTTACCCATATTAGATGCAAGTCGAGGAGCGTTTTCACCCCAAAATACTTTAGGCTTAACATTTGTTAAAACGTATTCCGCAGATTCAATCATCCAGTTATTTGCTTTATTATCAATGGATGCAGAAGGACTTAAAGAAGATAGACCTGCGCACGGACATACTGCATTAACTACATCAACACTATCTGATCGGCCATTACCTTCGTCAATTACGTGGTAAGGAACTTCATTATTATAGTGATTAAGAAGTTGTGAATCATTAGCCTTAAATGCTGAATACGATAAAATGTATTCAGGTCTTGCACCAAAGACATTCTGCATCGCAATAGTTTCACCCCCTATAAGTGGGACAACAGAAGCGTATTTATAGTTCATTTTCAATATTATTCATCAATTCTTTAAAGGTGTAATCAGCATCTTGGTGTAGTTTGTAAAATTCAAATGCCTGATTTCTCATTGCTTCACGTTTTTTAGGATTATTTTTAAGTTCTAAAATTTGTTGAAATGCTGCGTCAAAGTTATTTTCGTCAAGCCAAATAGTTCCGCTATTATCACACTCAGTTAGTGGTTTTCCATAGTGTCTATGTATACAAATATCTCCGTACTTTTTATTAAAGACAGGAATTGTCCCCGTGCAGACAACTTCACAATGAGTATATTCAATAGAACGATAAATAAACCGCTCTTTCATTCTCGAAAGCTGATATCCAAATCCGACATTTGACATTCTTTCAAGCATTTCGCTATGGTTATAAGGACCAAATAATTGTACAAGAGATCCATAAGCTTCAGATAAATCGTATGTGTTAGGGTTTTCTCTGGTGCGTGTATGATCTTCAAATTCATACAATTCTCTAAATAGTATCATTGCCGGAGATCGATCAATACCTTCAAATGTTGTAAGAAGATTATTTGGTCTAAGATACTCATCATGAAAAATAAACATTTCTGGGTAACCTTTCCAAGGTGTAGTGCGACCAATCCACTTATGATGTCGTTGATTTTCACAGCTTTCTTTCCAATATTGTTCTTTTACCTCGTCAAAATACATACCTGGTTGGAAAGGTAATATTGGTGTACCTTCATTTACACCAAATAAGTCTACATTGCTACCTACTTTTTCACTAGCATAAATTCCAAAATCACTTTTTGTAGAATGAGCAAAAACTACTTTGGCTGCAGCTAAAGCTTCATCCAATCCCGCATTACGCCGAATGGAGATCATGTTGTGATCGTGTTGAATAAGAACAATTGGGACAGTGATTTCACTAATCATTCTTTTAAAATTATTAACCGCTTCTATTTGTAAACTTATCGGAGGGAGGGAATTGATGATAGCAACATCAGACTCGTTTATTTCTTTAATAGCGATATCTACTTCAGCATCTTTAGCAAACTTTACTTTACTAATATTATCGACGTTATGACATTTTGTGCGTGACCATGTCTTGTCTTTAGAAGCATAGACTTTATAATTATATCCATGCTTGTCATAATATTTACACTGCTCAATCGTAAACTTTGTCACCCCGCATCCTTCAATACCACGACCCATTATTATTGAAATATTCTTCATAATATTATTTATGACCACTAGGTTCTTTGCGGTTTAAAAAATCACGGTCGGGTGATTGACCTTCAATACCATGTCGCATGTACGCAACCATGAATGAAGAGTAATTAATCAAATCCTTTGCAGAGTCTTCTAAAGATTCAAAGTTTTGTGTATATTCTGTGTCGTATTCCATTGCCTCAAGAACTGATTGCATACGAAGAACTTTTGCGTGAACAATATCAAGGATTGAGACAATTCCGCGAGGATAATAATCTGCCTGTTTTATGCGTGAGTTAGGATTTTGATAGTCATTAGACTTTTTTATTTGTAAATCTGCACATTCTTCTAAAACCTTAATTGATTCTTTTTCACTTTTCATAGTGTTATTATACTATTTTTTATCAAGCTTGTAAAACAAATTGTTTCTTATTTTTATCCCAAGAATATATACCGTGAAGGCTATAGTCTGCAGTCACCTTATCTCCAATAAAAATATATAAGATATCAGGATGGTCCCTCCACACGTCTTGACGAGCGCGGTTTGCTCTCTTTAAGACATATGGAACGTAATAGTCACCTTCAGTTACTTTTACTTCTACACAACTATTGTCTGCATCAATAACGTCTTTGTATTTTCTAATATCATCAGTGAATCCCATTTCCTTTATAAGGAATACTTCAGGGGCATGACCATATAAGGTTGTTTCTAAGATTTGTTCGAATGACCTTTTTAAACGTGTACTTGTCTTTGAAAAGATTTCATTTGCTTCTGCCTTAGCTCGGGCAAGATAAAAATCACTATCTAACTGAGATGCGTTAAACTTCATGAGTCGCCCATTGATGATTGAGCAAGAGATTGAACTTCATCAGCTTTTTTTCTTGCTTTAATTTCCTTATCAATAAACTTAAAATGCCGCTCGTATACGTGCAAAGATCCTACTTGCCAAGTAATGTCACCAGCCGAATAAGTATTTTCACCAAAATCATTTAGATCTTTCACTAGGCGATCAAGCACAAACTTTTGCCAGGCATAATCATTTCTGTAACCAAACACAACATCATTTGATCGCATTTGAACAACAGCATGAAGAGCATTGTCGCGAACCATATATTGGACAGCATTAGTGCAAATGAAATCAGACATACCATCAACACTAAAATCGTCATGCATAGTAGGTCTTTGGTAAATCATAACAGCTCTTCGCGAATTTGGATCACATAAAAGTTGTTGGCACACGTGGTTGTATTGCTTATGGTTTTCTTTACTAAAGATCAACTGACCGTAATTAGAATTAATTTTGCCTTTTGTCGATGATATCTGTTTCCATATTTCAGGCGTTTTTTCAGGAATGTCATACACATAAAGACTTTCGCTAAGATACCAATCAATTTCTCTTTTGATATACTCATCATTAGGAGTACCAAATATTGATACTTCATCAGCAGTAAAAGATGCACCAACAATTTCAAGTGTTTTTACACCTGTTTTGTCAGTAACGTATTTTTCCGTATTGTACAGATCAATAAACAGATCGCGGATATCCTTGGTTTGCATGAGTCAATTATACACTATTATGTGTTATTTGTAAATAATAAATTACTCTTCAATAATTTCACCAGAAAAAATTCGCTCTGCGAGTTCATTAGCATCGCCAGGGATACGGTTTCCATTAGGGAAATACGCTTTAAAATTCTTAAATTTTTCTCCGTTAAACCAAACCAGAGAAATATGTTTCTGTCCGTTCTCATACCAAGAGTCAAAGGGGCCATGTAGTTTTCCATTTTTGATTCCGACCTTTGCAAGCATTTCACCATTAAAATGGTATCTAACAGATGTTCCCGTAAATAAGCTATCACGCCCCATGTTTGCTGATTTATAAAATGTACTCGTTGCGTAGTCTGTGTACAAATTATCGGCATTTACTGTGGGTCCTTCTGGGTAATCAGGCCCACGAGAAACATACGCCTCTACTCCATACTTGATTAAAATTGATGTTAAAAGAATAAGTGTTGATAATATTGTTGCTTTCTTCATAATGTTTTTTTTAAATAATTTTGCGCCAACTATTTAGTGTGTGTTTAAAGGGACTACCTTCAATAAGAATAACGCGGTCGAGCATTTTCGCTGCTATTTCTCTAATCTCCTTTTGCGCGTGTTGGCTTTTACGCAGTTTAATAAAATTAGCGAAAGATCGTAAATTAAATTGCACGTCTGCTTGGATTCGACTATTATAAGTTTTAAAAAACCTAGCGCTTTCCTTTGCTCTTTTTCTACCGAGTGTTGGCTCAAGATCAGCCAAGCATTTGTGATATAAAATATTTCCGTCTTCTGTATATTTCTCTAATCTCTTCTGCCACTCGTCAGGCCAATCATCAGGAATAAACATTTTGTCTTCCTTCAGTTCTTTGTATCGCGCCGACTCAGCATTAAGCGAAGATAATCTATGCTTAAGTAAATGAATATGAGAGGCGATATCGCAATCAATAAGGAAATGTACGCTGCATTTTTCAAAGGGTGTTTCGTGTCCTTCGCGCCAAAGCATGTTGATGAGCTTCGGAATTCTTTTTCGCTTTTCTTCATTTAACTCTCTTGATGTTGATGTCCATGCGCTACATGCAATAGTTTCATCAGAACCGTAATGTCCTATTAATTCTACCGTATTTTCCATAAATTATTTATTCAGGACTTACAACGATATAATCATGAAATTGTTTATAGCTATTTGCATACTCAACACACGATTTAAAATCTCCAGAATGATCAACATATGATGAGTCAACCACATAATACGGGCCTTTCGGGTGTGGATACTTTTCTGAATTCTTAACTAAATGTGTTGAAGACATTCTCCATCCTTCTGAGTCTTTTCTAACAATAGTTTTAAACTTAAGAGTATCAGAAGGATGGGAATCTTTTTCAAAAGAAGATACCATTTTATCAATCTGCCACTTAGTTAGAAAGACGTGTGCTTCAACTTTTTTTGGTTCGCTTAACACCACCTTTTCTACAATTTCTACATTTTTTGCAGCATGTGCTGACCAAAATGTAACACCCCAAATAGGAACGGCTAAAGCAAATCCTAGTAATATTGTTTTTTTCATAATTTAAAATTTTAGACCTGACCGTTTTGCGATGCTCGATGTTCTTCTCCAAAATACTTGCGAAGACATTCAAGTCTGTCATCAGCATCTACTAAAAGCTCTAGAGCTTGTCTTGAATTTTTCCAATAATCATCTGTAGAGTGATCACCTATACCTGCCGGGTAATCAGAAAGTAGATCAATAGAAAGCAGAGCTTTTTTTCTGTCAGCAATTGCTTCTGACCAAAGCATTTCATATAATTGTCGTTTCATAATATTTTAGAGTTTAGATAAAAAATCAACTGCAAAACTAAATGCAGCTATTAAACCAATAAATGTCACCCAGGCAACGAGGCCGAAGAAGACAACATTTTCAAAGAACACTCTTTCTTTTTCTTTTTTCATACTCATAGTTTCTAACTTGATTATGTCTATATTCTAACCTATTTTCACAGAAATGTAAATAACTATTTTATATTTTGCGCACTTTTTTGCTTAAAAACAGTCATAATTGTATAAAACTTCTAAAATGATACACTTTTGAGGGCGAAATCTATCGCTCTTGCAGCCTCAAGTTTAACGGGTCGGCCTTTATACCAACCACCATTTTCAGAATCTATTTCGCGGACTAAAGATTCAATATCTCCAGGAGTTATCGGATATTTTCTGCGAATTGCATTTGCGGCAATACTCATCATAATTCTATACATATGATGATACCAACCAGATTGATTGATTGTAACGTATTCAGACACCAACTGTTTATTTACAAATGGGCAATCGCGGTAAGACGACCACTTAATATTTGTATTTGTAAGCTGATTAGCGTAGTGTTTTTTGAGCTCTTCTTGAATAGCTTCTGGAAGATGATCACTTAATGTATTGCCAGATGATACGACAAAATCGTGTTTTGCCATAAGTTTTTCAGGATCTAAAAATGGTCCGTCGTGTGTAAATATAAAATTATACGCATTGGGATATTGTGCTGGAACATAATACATTCTAGAAAGATCTTTAGTTTGAGGATCTCCAAGAGAATTGTATTCTTTGTTTAATGCAAACCACAAATGCTTTATTTTTTCAGCTTCAACATGTTTAGTCAATGGGAAGACGATTCTGAACTTTGGTTTTTCTTTCGATGAAGATGCAGAGCTATAGCACACGAATCTATTACCCTTAAAGGTTTCGATCGTTTCTTCAAAAGAGCCTTCATATTCATCAATGTCCATAGCAACCCAACTAGCCCATTCAACAACATTACGATTAGCGCGTGTAGTACCTTCAGCATACGTCGCGGGAGTAATAAGAGGTGATCCATCTTTTCTTTCGCCTTTTTTTGGTTTATAGCCTGGTTGTTTACTCAGTGAATATAGCAAATCCTCAAACTCTTCCCATTTGGAAAAAGCCATTTTTCGATGAGTTTTATTATCGAAAATAGAATTGAATATTGTGAGAGAATACATGTTAGGAAATCTTTTTCAAATCACCATGGTTGTCTTTGTGAGATGGCGCTACCCATCCTTCAGGTTTAATTAAATCTGGAAGACCAAGTGGGTTTGGTCTAGTTTCTTTAATCCCAACTTCTTTATTCATATTCGCTTCTAAAACTGCGTCCCATGCTTTATTAGCGTCAATACCGAACGCGTCGAGAGTTCCAATAGCCACGACACAAAGATCAATAAGGCCATCAACTACTTCTTCTGCGTCAATATATCCAGCGTTATTTGCTGCTAGTTTAGTTTCGTCTAATTCTTCATTGAGAAATTTTACTCTGAAATTTAGAAATGTGCGTAAGTCCAATCTAGTCATTTTTTCAACTACAGGACGAACGCCATATTTCTCATGCATTTTATTGATATCTTGTACCCAATCTTTACTCATATTATTAATTTAGATATATTATACACTATTTACTTGGTTTTGTAAATACTAAAAGAAGAATTGTTGCAAATCAGCTCTTGGTTCTGCAGCCCAACCAATTGCATCAAGAATTATTTTAATAGGATCTAGGAATGTTTTTTCAAACTGCAAATCGTGATTTACATACTTGTGAAGTTCAAGCTCTTCTGGTAAGTGCCCTGGAAACGAAATAACGTTTTCTTGAATTACATTGGGTACCATAAGATAGATGAATTTTATCTTATCACCATTTTGAATAAGCTGGTACTTTTTTTCAAGAGCTAAAGAACGTACACGATTGTTGTGCAACAGCGCACCTCGGACATGAATAGGTGTACCTTTTTTATAGACAGCAGAGCGGTCAGACCATTTGGTCATGTCTGTTATACCACGTGGAAAGGCGATTTCATCGTGAGGAAGCGATTTAAAATAATCTTTAAACATTTTTATCGCTTCTTGTGTTTTTTCTTCATCGCCTGATACAATGATTTTAAACATATTGTTCATAGCCTCACGACACACTTGAGGAGTAGATGACTTGACTGCTTCAATACCCATTATCTTAATTTTAGGCTCAGCATATTGCACACCTTCGTTGTTGTGAACGTTAAGAATATATCGTTTTTTAGCAGTCCATATTCCTCTATCAGCAATCGCTTCTCGCTTCATAACCATACGGTGACTATAAGCATTTGTTTTATCTGAGAAATCGTTGAACGCTTTTTCAAGCATTGGCTCAATTGCTTTGGAGCCAAACTCATCTAAGAAATTTACTGGATTTTTAGGCTTAAACTTTTCAATTAGATCACTAACTCCAATATACAAAGAGTCAGTATCCATCGCAATCACACGGTCTTTACTTTCTCCTAAGAACTTATCAAGGAATTCGTTGACACTTTTCTCGCCGTGTTTGATAACTGCCTGACCTGTCATAGTAATACCAGAGGCAATCCGAAGATCAAAGTAGCGAAAGTATTTATTACCCATAGCTCCATAAAGAGAGTTGAGAAGAATTTTAATTGCAGTCTGAAGAGTTTCAAGGCGAGCAACTTGACCGGTAGTAGCCTGGTATTCTTTACGTTTGCGTTTGGATATTGTTTCGAGCTTTGTTTTAGCTTCAAGCATTTCATCCTTAACAGTAACACGTTTAGCATATAGCTCTTCGACGATTTCCGGAATAATACCTTTCTTGGCTTTACTAAAGACTGCACCATTAGATGCTGTCGCTCCTTCTGCACCAGGCATACCTAAAATAGTTTCTGGCGACATATTGTATTGCACAATAAGGTTAGGATACAGAGAGTTAAGATCAAACGACATCACCCAGTCGTGCATACCAACATGTGGATCTTTTACGTAACCTCCAGGAAATGCTTCAGTAGTTTTTTCTTCTGATGGAATCGTCGCAATCTTTGAACGCGCTAGACGACGGAAGATAATTGAATCCCAGATCGCGCATGTACCTAGTGTATCTTGATAATTTACTCCTCCAAGATATGCCATAGTCATAACAAGAGTGATAAGACCTAGCTTGTCTTCCATGCGTTCAATAAGCTCTACGTCTTTAATGTTATAGTCAACAAACATTTGGTAATCAGCATCATAAAGATCACGTAAAGAACCAACTTCAGAATAGTCAAGTTTTTTCTCACCTAACACTACGCTTGAAATATGATTAAGCGAATACGACTCTTGGTTACCATATGTATACGCGAACTTTTTAAACAGGTCCATATAGTCAAGGTGTTGAATACCAGTAATATCAAAGGTTGTTCGTATACTTCCTTGAACACGAATATCTTTGCGTTCAATCTTACGCCATGGTGAAATGTTTCGTACGGCCTCTTCACCTAACAGAAAGACCATGCGAGAAATCATGTAAGGAATATCAAAGAAGCGTGTATTCCAACCAGTAATAATATCTGGTGTATTATCTGGTGTTGCCCAATATTCTATGAAAGCTTCTAACATTGCAGCTTCGCTAGTGAATTGGCGATACTCGATTTTTAGATGATTAAGCTGAGTTGCTTGTTCGTCATAAGGTTTCAAACCCCAAACACGATAAGTATCGTCCCTGGAACTCTTCAGCGCAATAGTAAGAATCTCATTTACTGGGTTGTCAATTTCAGGGAAACCATCACCAAAGGATGTTTCAATATCTAAAGAAGCAATATCAATCAATCTTCGGTCATATGGTATTTCATTTGGAAACTGCCCTTGAATAAAGGCTGGTATATGACGTTCGTTTCCATAAAGTTTAAAGTCAGGAACATCGCGGTATGTTTTTTGGAAATCCCTTAGCTCTGACATAGAGCTAAATTGTATGGGATCAACAGGGACTCCATCAAGTGATTTCCATGTTGTGTTTTGCTTTTTTGATTTTAAGTATAGCGTTGGTTTGTATTTGATGCGATGCGTTACTTTTTTTCCATCATCATCGTATCCTCTGTAAAGAAGGTTGTTCGCAAACCTTTCAACACTTGTATAAAACCCGCCTAATATCATGTATGTATTATAACCTATTTGGACTTAGTTGTAAATACTAAAGTTCGTGTGTAAACAAACAAGCCCTCTTAGAACGGATTCTAAGAGGGCTATAGTATTTATGGTTTATGTGTGTTACTCGTTTAGAAGTTCCCTCTTCTGATTAATCTTAAACCTTTTAGGTTTTTTCTCTTCAGGCACATTTTTGTCTAAGCACACAGTTAGAATACCGTTCACTAAAGTTACTTCTGTAACTTCAATATATTCTCCCAGTGTAAACTGTTTACTAAACTTACGATTCGCGATTCCTTTATGAATAAAGGTTTCATCTTCGCCACGAATAGTTTCTGATGAAATCGTAAGAACGTTTTCATCTTGTGCTATTACTAAGTCTTTTTGACTTAGACCTGCGACAGCAACTTCGATCTTAAAGGAATCATCTCCTGTTCTAACCACGTTATGTGGAGGATAAGCCGGTTGCTGTGAATTTAATCTTTCGAGTCTGTCGAAAACAGAGTCGAACCCTACGCTCCACGCATGTGGAATATTATATGTTGTCATTTTTTTTATCTCCTTATTTAAGCGAGTTAATAATGTTGAGCTCCTTTCAGACGCTCGTTTGAGTAGTCGCTTTAACCACTCAAAAGTTATTTATACGTTTTTACGTTACCAATTGAATATTTTGATTCGAGATTCCATTCTTTTTTGTCACGGTGGGAAATTATTTTAATAGAACGTAAAGACGTTTTAGGTGAAGCTTCTTCTGGAATAACGACTTCTAATAAACCCCAATCAGAAAGTAAAGTAGCAATAGTGTTCCTTCTAGCAAAGTCGTCTTCTGTAAAGTTTGAAGGTTTACCATCAAGAAGAAAAAGTTCTTTAAAATGAACGATAAAATAGCGACCTTGCTTGTGAAGAATATGACAACTTTGGTATAAAGTATTTTGTTCTTTTTTAGAAGATACACCAATACGGGTAAGTGTTTCTCTAATTTTTAGGAAATCATCAGGTTCTTCAATTTGTACCTCTAACATACTTGTAGGTTTCCATTCTATAATATCTTCGTTCATAGAACTATTTATAGAAATTTAACCTTTATCTTATTCACGTATTTTAATAGGTATCTTCCTTTTTAGAGGAAATAACATCAGCTCCGCAATAGTTTGACCATGATCTTTGAGTTGTTTTATTTAAGCAATAATCATATAACAGATCTTCAATAATAAATGATGGGCCAGTATACCATTCTTCTTTCTTTGCTTTTTCGAAAAGACATTTAATTTGTTCTTCGGCCTGAAGCATTATTTCTCTAGTACATTCTGCTACCTTCTTAGCCTCTTCTTCAAATTCACTAGTCACTTTAATTTTAGCACTCATTACTTTTTATTTTTAAATTTGCGGATAATTAATTTAATGGAAATAGCAGCCGCGGCAAATATACCAATTGTTTTCTTAAATTTCATTTATTTTCCTCCCTTGTCATGCTTCTTATAAAGTTTATTTATTTCATTCTTATTAAATAGCGAATGAACAGCCTCTGCTTTTTCACGAGAATAACCATACTCTTTTTGTATAATCTCAATTTCACCTGATGCTTCGGCTTTTTTAGACCATTTAGAAAACCTGCGTTTTGCAGTAACCATATTTCTATAAAAGTCATACTGCATACGATTAGGTAGTGTATGATGAATATTCATTTCATTGGCAAATATTACAGTATCTTTAAAATATGATAGTGACCTATTAACTACAAAAGGAACATACGCCTTTTCTATAGAATCCGGATTTGAAATTTCTAAAGATTGATCTGCTTTACAATCTTTCAATAGATGCTTTCCCTTACGCCCATCGTTAATAGAGCTTATAAATGTAAACGGTGTTATTTTACTCATTTCCACTCAGATGAAGCCATTATTTCTGTGAGACACGCAACAGTATTTAGTTCTTTGTCTGCAACAAAACCTGCTTTGTATTGGTAATCAGCAAGGATTAGAATGATTGCTGGAATTGATTGAGGTTTAGCAAAATCATATAACGTATCATAAATTCTTCTAAAAATAACGGATGAATCTACATCTGTGTTATTTGTAACCCAACCTCTCATGCTCTTAAAATCCTTACTCTTTAAGAATCCTACTAATGCTGCGATATTTTGATCTGACAGACCAATTAAAATGTCTGAAGTAATTTCACCAGATGATGAGTAACGTTGGCATTCGTTAATAACTCTGCGCCAGTCTGGTGCGTATCGCATAATCAACTCTGCAAGAATTTTATTATTAAAGTCGACACATTCAGAAGTAAGGATATGTTGCATCCTTTTCATAAATCCTGCAGCAAGTGCGGCAAGTTGTTTTTTTGTAGTGTTAAATTCAATGACTGAACACCTTGAATGTAAAGGCTCAATAATTCTATTCTTAAAATTACACGTTAAGATAAATCTACAATTAGTACTAAACTCTTCAATAAAACCGCGTAATGCTGGTTGTGTTGATTGTGCGTTTAGATAATCAGCCTCATCAAGTATGACTACTTTTATTCCTCCACTTAAGGAAACAGATGAGGCAAATTGTTTAATCTTAGATCTTAGAACATCAATGCCGTTTTCTTCTGAGGCGTTGATAACAATATTGTCGAGATTTAATTGGTTACATAATGCCCGGGCAACTGTTGTTTTACCAAGACCAGCTGATCCTGTTAAAAGCATATTATGCATTTCGCCAGTGTCGACAATTTTTTGAAAAGTCTTTTTTAGACTTTCTGGAAGAATACAATCTTCGATGGTTTGTGGGCGATACTTTTCAACCCATAGGAATTCACTTTTACTCATAAACAAATATATTTTACACTATTTTTTACAGATTGTACATAATAAATGGCTCCGAAGGTAGGGTTCGAACCTACGACCTAGTGGTTAACAGCCACCCGCTCTACCGCTGAGCTACTTCGGAATAAATGGAGCTCCGAGTCGGACTTGAACCGACGGCCTGGTGATTACAAATCAACTGCTCTACCAACTGAGCTATCGGAGCTTGTATCTTACTTAAAAATATTGGCCAATCTAGAGAAAATGCCAGGTTTTGTAATCTCGACATATTTCACGACTTCCTTTTCAATCACCTTTGGTTCAGGCTCAGCAAATTCAACAGGATATGTATCCTCTGGATTTCTTTTTGCACGGTTCAAAGCTTTCTCCATATCATTGTGAGTAAAGAGGTACGCTTCACCATTCTCAGCGAATACATGAAAATAATTTTCCGAAGCGCTTGTGCGCGATTTTTTATTTTTAACAAGCTTAATATAAGCTCTTTGTGGTTTTTTTCCAGTCATAATATTTAAAATTGGGCAGTTTAACAACTTAGCCCAGGTTGCCGGTTAACTACTCCGAGGTTTCCTCGGTCCCCTCAGCGCTTGGAGCAGACGTCGGTTTTTCTTCTTCTTTTGGCGCGTGGAAATCAACAAATCCAGCAAAAGAGTTTCGAATTTGACCAATAGCTTCAAGCTCTGCTCCTTTAAATGCACCGCGGGTTGAACATAGATCAATGATCTCAGTTACTGCGGCGATTTGATTAAATGAAATCTGAGGTTCAGTTTGTTCCTCTTCATTTTGTACGTTTTCTACTTCTTGAGTAGCTTCTTCTGTTTTCTTTGACATAATATATTAGTTTTGTTATGAGTTAAATGATGAATTTTTTTCGAGTGCAATCCAATATTGTGTTTTACTATTTATACCTTTCCACTGCGAAATCAGTTTAGAACTTACAGAAATTTCGTAGTCGTCTGGCAAAAGTTTTAAATTTGAAATAAGAAATTGAAAATCATATGTACGAGATTCGCCATCTCCAATATTTAGACGATACATATTGGCCGATGAATTATCAGGATCTTTTACTTCTAAATAAACTTTTTCGCTATCTTCAGAAGAAGAAATAGAAACAACAGCATGTCCTAAAGCTCCACCTGCTTTTCGTATTTCGTTAATCGTATTGGATGAAATCTCAACAGTAAAATCAGGATCAGGCATATTTACTTCTTTTTGTGGAGAAGTAAGAATAAGAGGATCTGAGTATCGATAATTTACCGATGCACGACTATTTGCAATAGTTACTGAATTGTCTCCAAAATCTAGTTCTGGATCTTCAATTAGATTTAGCGCAGATAGAAATTCATTCAAATCGTAAATTCCTACTTCAGTGTCAAACACTTCGCTTACAGTAACATCAGCCATAATGTTTTTTGCATCAGCAATTGTTGATAGTCTGTTTCCTTGTTTAATAACAAGATTTGGGTTAATACCTGAGAAGTTTTTTAAGACTTCAATAGTTTCTTTGCTTATTTTCATAACGAGTATATTATATATTGTTTTAGTCAGTTTGTAAATAATAAAATTCAAGCATAAACATCATGCAACAAATTGCGTGTGCGGCATGATGAATGCCGGTCTCCTCATCCAATGTTTCGCCTCGTTGCAACGCCCATAGATGACGTTGCGCTGCAGCAAAATAACGACTATCAAGATTCTCAAGGTGTTGCCAATTGTTTCTGTCATATTTTTGAGCTCCGTAAGTTAACACTTTAACTACATCATCCAACGCGTTTGGCGGGATTAAGCTGTAGTCTGGTTTTTGCGAATCGTATTTGATTCCAGTCATTTTTAAAGGTTGCCTCGCCTCCGCTAGGAGACGAGGACTTAATCAGGTTAGGTTATGCTATGAAATGTGGCTATTAACCACTGAAGTTTTTATTGGTATGTAGATATTATATCACGTTTTGAGCAATCTGTAAATACTATTTTTCACCTTTTTTCATCTGGCTGAAGTTTTTAATCTTCTCAAACTCTATCTTCATAGGAAACTTTCCTTCTAAAAGATCTTGTTTATGAGAAATAATAAAGACGTTGGTTTCTTTTCCAAGAGTATTTAGAATTTTAAGCAGATTGTCAACACCATCAGCATCCATACTTGAATCGAATGTCTCGTCCAAAATTAGTAAATTTGTATTTGCGCTGTTCTTCATGCGAGCAATCTGTCTCCACGAAAAAAGTAAACTCAAATCTATCCTTTGTTTTTCTCCTTCTGAAAATGAAGAATATGTGAATTCATCCCTATGCCGAGATTTAATTGTCTCA